TACTTGTTCCTGCTGGTTGCATTCCCTGGTCCCTAGCATCTCTGTAGGCTTGCAGTTCTGCATTCCATTTCTTATCTGGTATATCTCTTGTTGCATCTCCTGCATTCATCTGCAGCGTTCCCGCTTTACATCCGAAGCAAGTCTCATCGTAGACTGGATGGTATTCCCAGTGTTTCATATTGTCCCCTATTGTGCTATAAAGTTTGCCTCTGTGACTCCTACACCACCAGCGATAAGTGCTGCCTTTGTAGTATCGTCAACTGTATACTCATAACCACCACGATAAGTTTCGGTGTAGTCATCTAATGTTTCATCCAGTATAAAACGAACCTGAGAATAAGTTCCGCCATTCTTGATGATTGTTATTCCCTTGTCGCCTTTGAAAAAGTAGAACAGGCGATGAAGACCAATAGGTGCTTCTTTAACTACTGGTGTCTTGAATGTGTAATTAGCCATAGTTCTCCTTAGTGGACTCAATGTAAACCAGGAGCCGAAGCCCCTGGTCTACCTTCAATCAACTATGCGATTGATGAACCTGATTCGATACGGAATAGTGCTTCTTCGCGGTAGCGAGCAAAGCCTAGAACTCCATACCAACCCATTGGACGGTGACGCATCAAGCGGTCAACGACTGGTCCGATAACTACGTGTGGCTCTTCAGCAACTGCTTCTGCAAGTGCTTGTTGTCCACAGATAATTGTGCGGTAGTTGCGTGCTGATGAAGAACCATCTGTTGCGTTGTAAAGACGTGCAGATTCTACGAAGTATGCACCTTCATATTGTCCGATTTCTCCAGCCCAGATGCGGTCTTGTGCAGAACCGTATTGGTTTGGAAGCAACCATCCAGCAGAACCTGTTTCAGCACGAAGGTCGTGTGAAACTTCTGGGTGGATACCAGCCCAGTAGAGTGAACCCTTGCGAGCAACTGCCTTGTTAGCGCGTAACTTAGCCACTGCGCGGCGGATGTTTGCAGAAGAGATTGTTGCAGCAGCAGTAATTGTTGCTGTTGATGTTGCAGTTGAACCTGAGTAGATTACGTTTGAACCACCGCGAAGAGTAGTCATTGCAACTGAGTCAATAGAATCTGCTAGGTTGAATGCAATAATGTTAGCGATTGCTGGGTCTACATCAGCAAGGCTGAAGAGTTCCAACGCACGAGTAACAAGAACTGAGTTACCATACTCGTTAAGAGTAATGGTTACAGATGTTGGTGTAGACATTGCTACTGCATCTGGGTCAGTTGTTTCTGTTAATGCTGTTGTTGCTGTTGATAGGTCAACATAGCGTTGTAGAACGACTGTTGAACCTGGGATTGCTTGCTTTGCTGGGCGCTTATCTGCGACAGAACGAATTAGGGGTTCTGAACGGAGAGCAAATTCCAAAAGACGGTCATACGCCTTTTGAACTAGACCAGCACCACCAGCGGTTCCTCCGAGATTATCTGAGGCTGTTGATACATATGCCATTGCGTCACCTCCAAGTGACTAGAAACTATGATTAGTTTTGAGCATTAATCATTGCAATGATTTCTTCAGCGCTTTCGGCGTTGTTTAATTTCATCAAATAATCATCTGCTCGGTTTGGTGATAATGCACCTTGTGTCACAATATCTTGTTGCCTTAATGCGGCACGGTCAATATCATTTTCTGCAGGTGCTTCGGGGCTAACATTGAGTCCGAATAAATCTCCGTTATCTTCAAGCCAGTTATTAACTGACTCTTCGCTAACATCATCTATATCTTTTAGAATCAGTCGTATAGCCTTTGGATTAACACCGCGTTTTTCTAGGACATCTTTGACTGTTCGCTCACGCTGCGACTTGGAAAATCCCTCAAGTTGCTCAGTGAGTTCTTTGATACGCTTTTCATCTGCACGCTTGGCTTTACGTAACTTTTTAAGTAAGTCACTGCCGTCCAATTGCACATCATTGTCGGTATCTAGGTCGTCTTCGTCATCATCCCAGTAGTTGTTGCTCATAGCAACTGTCCACCCTTCTATTCGTTTGAATCGCAAGCCACAGGTCCCAATCGGGGAATCGGTCTGGCTCTTGCTACCAGTCTTCTACGCTGTGTGGGCTGGTTGGTCACACAGGATTCTATTTATTTAGTAGCCGACACTAGGTCTTTTTAAGGATACCTTTGAAGTTCCAGAACTACCCTGGAATCTGACCGCTTCTTCTGCGGCTAGTTGTTCCATCTTACGTATTTCAGATGCAGTCTTTCCTATTACGGCTGATTCAAGATTTGCTTGAGTCAGCGCTAAATCTTTATTGGCAGTTATCTGAGATAGTTTGCTAACAGTTGGTGCTGCTGCGGCAACTTGTCCAAACTTAGTAATACCTGTTGCAAGGTCTAATCCTTCAGCAGCATATTGAGTTGCTCTTTCCATAGTAACTCCACCTGGATTCAAGATTGGGTCGTATGCAAGACCTTGACGCTTGGCTGCGCCAAATATTGTCTGAGATGTAAGTTCTTTCTGGAGTTGAACAAAGCCTTTGTCGCCAGTAAGAATAGCCTTGGCTAAAGATACGCTATCCATATTAGGATAGTTAGTCATTACTGAATCTTTAATATCCTTTGGAAGATTCTGAATTTCATTATAAATACCACTGATATAGTTTCCAACATCAGTTACTGATAGTCCTTTACCAATAACTTCACCCAAGTAATCTTCTGTTGCTATAGAACCTAGACCAGCCTGACGTATTACGTCACCCATCCTTGCTTGAGCAGTATAGTATTCAGCAATAGTTGGAACACTTACTGCTTGTCCAGCAGCCTTCTTGTCTTGAAGCGCATAGATTCCTTTGAATCGCTTTGTAAATTCTGTTAGTGCTGGGTTGTTTCTAGAGTCTTGAAGAGCAAGGTTAAATGATTCATCAATAGTTGAACCAGTCTTGTAATACCTTGAGGTTACATTATAAAGTTCATTAACCCAAGGCTTTGCCATTTCTGCTTGCCCAAAGAATAAAGCAAGAGTTGCTTTGAATGTATCAATAGCAAGTGTTGGTCCAGTTGGTGTAGTTGTAGTAGGGGTAGTTCCAGTCCCTGTGCCAGTGCCAGTTCCTGTTCCGCTACCAGCACCTCTGCCATCAGAAATGTAACGCCATTCATTACCTACGCGTGTAACTACAAAGCCTGGTTTATCTTTAGGTTTAGGTCCAAGAGTAACAGTATTTTTTGCTTCAGTTAAACCACTTAACGCCGCTATATATTCTTGAGAGCCTGGTTTAGTAGCGGCTAATTTTTGTTGCGCTAAAGTAACACCAAATTCTGGGTCCATTTTTACTGTTGCAGCAATTGATTTTTCTTCAGCAGCAAGGGCTACCTTCTCCGCCTCTGCAACTATTTTTTTCTGAGCAGCAATATCTGCTTTAAGTTGAGCAACAGTCTTCGCCATATTAGACACCAAATCCCATCGCTCTGGCAAGACCAGTGGCTGCACTACGGGCTGATTCATTTGCCCAAGTAGTTTTCTCTGCCTCTGGACTCATCTTTAACATTGTTGTAAAATCTGCAAGACTCATCATTGGTGCTTTACCTTGTGTTCCGTCAGGACGTAAAGCCTTGTCAACTGCAGGATTGCTTAGGTCAATTGTATCTGGGTCTATCTCCCACCATTTAGCAACAGCACTTAGGTAAGGTGTTACTAGGTCACGAACTGTGGCTCCAGGTGTTGAAGCAAGACGGTCTGCTAATAGTGGATAATTCTTTGCAGCCTGTGCTGCATAGTCTGCCTTAATCTTTGCTTCGGTTGTTGCTCCAGAAGCAAGTTGAACAGCAAGTTGATTAACTTCTTTATCACCTAGGTAATCAATACCGTTGTTACGAAGAACGCTCTTTACTGTTGATAGTGAGGTAAATGCCTTGGCTGGAAGAGCCTTTGTATCACCAATGTTTACCTTAGCCCACAGATAATTCTCAGTAAAGGTCTTAGCATTGAAGGTGCTAGGTGTTGTAATGGTTTCATACCCACCAGTGGTCAATACCTTTTGAGTTGTCTTGGTTCCCTCTGCTGCAGCCTGGTTAATCTTAGTCAAGAAGTCTTGCTTATCAGCCTCAGTTAATTGAGTCATATCAAAGCCAATATCCATTGCAACATTCTTTATTGTTGCTTCTGCGATTATTGGAGTGTATTCAATCTTAGCAGTGGTTGTTACACCAGCAACATTAGGGTTGTTGTTGAGTAAGTCTGCAAGGACTTCAACTGGAGTGGTCTGTCTTCCACCCTTGTATTCAACAATAGCACCATCTACGATTTTGCCCCATAAGGATTTACGAGCAGAGTCAGTTGGGACTACGTTGGTAGCAAGAAGATACTGGGTAAGGGCTACTTGAGTTTCTTGTGGAAGAAGAGCATAAGACCTTTTAGCAGTGCTTGCCTCAACCTTGACAATATTGCCCTTAGCATCTACGTTCCAAAGATAAGTCTTTTGAGCCTTAGAACCCTTTTGTGCAATAACTGGAGTTTCAGGTGCTGCTGGTATTGTTTCAGCCATTACTTATTCTCCTTAGACTTCTTTGTGTCAACATTTGCTTCCTTTAGGTTATCATTCAAGAAATATCTATCAATGATGTTTCCCAATGCTGGGTCCCAATCTTCTCTAGTTTTTTCTAAGTAATCAATCCAAGCCTTTTGAACTACTCCTTTAGAACCAGATGGAACATCTGCATATAGTTTTGCATAATCATCACGGTATTTAATAAAAGCCCTAGCGTGTTGCCAGAATTGAGTGCTACCAAACTTATCCATATAGGATTTATCGTTTAGAATTGTTTGCATTCCGATAGCATTAACAACGGCGTTATCTCCAGAAAGACTTTTCTTGTATGCCACATTCCATTGTTTACTTGCTTTTCCTAATGTATTACCATAATCCTTTAGGGACTCGACAAGTTCAGGCACGCTTCGATAACTGGCATAGCCAGCCTTAACCGCTGCCTCATTATATTTATTCTTTAGGTCGGTATACGCTTTCCAATATTGTGATACTTCTAAATCTCGTTGCATTTTTTCAACAGATTTAACTGGCTTGTTTAATATAGTTCCACCAGGAAGTGTCGTATTAGGGTCGCTTAAGAATTTACCAGCCTGAGAATCAGTTCCATAAGGAATGTCTGCGGTCATAAGACCAACTAAAGAACCACCTGGCTCTAACAGTTCTAACTTCTTAGCCAAGTCTTTATGGTCTACCCAGATACGGCTAACTGTTTCTTGGCTGCTAGGAGCATAGATAGATTTAGATAAAGACTTAACATTTAATACATCTTGGCTAATGGTTCCTTTTGGAAGACGTAGCATTTGGTTGACATCTTGTTCTGCTAGGTCTGCAGCCTCTGTGCGTGATTTACCTTCTGCAACATAGGCATTAGCCTTTGAGTTGAATAAGTCTGAAAATACATTACCTGGCTTAGTTTCAACATAAGCAGGTGTTCCAATTATAGAACCAAATTGCCACTTAAACTTAGTAAAGTAATTCTTCTTTACTTGCTTTATTACGCTATCGGTTGTTGGCTCTGGACCAAGACCTGCATCATAAAGAATCTGTTGGTATTTGAATTCAGATGAAACTGAGTTCATCCAATCAACTGTTCCATCACCATTTGGAGATAGATACTTACGTAATGCTGGCAACCAACCTGGGGTTACTGCACGCTGGACGTTAGCCCCAACACTTGTTTCAACTCCATATGGGAATAATTCATCATATGAATATCCTGGAATCTTACCTATTGTATTATCAATAAGTTTCTTTACTTCTTTATCAGAACCTTTTTTGGCACTATATAGAACGCCCATTGGTATAGGAACAATCCAAGAAGGACCTGCAAAGTTAACAGCAAATGTAGTGGCTCTAATTGGGAATTTAAGTCCTTGTCCACCAAAACGACTTTTCATTTCTTTAGTTCCAGGAACAACTAGATATTCTGCATCCAATACGTTTTCAACTGGATTACCATACTTATCAACACCAAATGAGTTGTAAAGTCCATAGTAACTATTTACAAATCCACCAAAGCGTGCAGGATTCTTAACTGCTAGTCTTGAATAACGATAAATACCGCTTGCTGCTGCAGTAGGGAATGCTGCCACAGTTCTAGCCGCAAACAATGCGCGATTAGCGCGGCGGATTGAGTAAAAAGTCTTCTCTAGATTCTGAACAACCTCAGTTGCTGCAGATGTTCTAATACCATTGATTACAGTTGCATCAACATCATAACCCATAGCATACAAAGACTTAAGTTTATCTGTCATAATTGTCTTATACTCAGTGCTTGCCCAGGCATAACGGAACATATTTTCTGGCTTTGCCAGAGTAGTCCAAGCCTTAGCACTAAGTTGGTCAACTAAATCTACAAAGCGTGTAGCACCAGCGCTTTTTACTGAGTAAGCAACCTCAAGTGGTTGAATAGGAGTAAGTGCTTGTGGTTCGTCTGCAAGAATTTTAGCCAAAGACTTAGAATCAACTGCACCTAAACCAGCAATGCGTTGTGCCTCTGCTGATGGAAGGTATCTATTAACATAACCAATTTGGTTATTTATAATATCAACGATGTCGCTTTCAGTCTTACCAAATTCATAAGCATATGAACGAGCCTGACGAGTCTTGCCCCAGGCAAGTAGTTCATCACGAGTTGCTCCAGCAAGAATCTTGTCTACAAGAACATCTCCACGCATATAGTTGTTAACAACAAATGCAAGTTCATCAAAGTAGTGAGGACTTGATATGTCAGTTACTGTCTGTGGACCCTTGCGGTTAAATATATTAACCTTTTGTGCAAAGAGTTTATCTCCAGTTAGTTCAATCTGACGGGTATGAGTGTTAGCAACTTCGCTCTGGTATCCATCGCCTAGGAAATTCTTGTCACCAAACTGTGGGATACCTTCAATCTTTTCACCATTAGCCATAACTGCAGTAAACGGTTTTTGAGTTCCATAGTTTATGGTCCGTCCATCGGAAATCATAAACAAATCAGCCTTGTCAGCGTGAAGTTTACCAAAATCTTGGATATTAGATTCCATACTTGCGTAAGCCTTGGCAATTTTTGCTTCAATAACTTTAAGGTCTGGAGCAAGAGTTTCAATATCTCCAGCAGCCTTGTTGATTATAGATTTAGCATTTGCAACTTCAGATGCCATAGCCAATGCTTCAGGATTAGGTGCAGCAAATTCATCTTTTTCAACAATAAATTTTTTATCAAACACAAAACTTGGGTGCATTTCTGGGGGAACATATCCTGCGCCTACTGGCTTACCAGCACTGCTTCCAACTGTTTCCACAAATTGTGGTTCTTTATTATTTTTAATTTGCTTAGGTTTTCTTCCGCCTTCAGCAACCATTTCAGATTTATAACCACGAACAACTCTTACTGGAACATAAGGAATTCCCATTTCGATTGCTGCTTGCAATCTATGGTTTCCTTCTCCTACATATGCTAAACCAGTTTCATTATCATAAACAACCATTATAGGGTCTTGAAAAGGCTTGCCTTGAAATTCTCTAGTAGCAAATCCTTTTCCTTCACGCAAAGATTTTTTAAGTGCTTCTATTCCTTCAATGTTGCTAAGTTTATTTCCAGGCATATCTTTAAGTGCAGATACTTTTACAAGCCCAACAGTATTTCTGCTTCCTGGCAATCCACCAGAGCCACCATCTTTATATTCTGCAAGTCCAGGGAATAATTCTTTTTTAGCAGTAGACTTAGAAGATTGATTAATAACATCTTCAAGATATTTAACTCTACGAGTTAGGTTGTAAAGACTAGGTTGCTTTAGTATTTGTCTAGTAAATTCAGGTGCAGCAGCGTTTAGTTTCTCTTCAATGCTGCGTAGATACTTTTCAGCAGCGGCTAAGTCGCGCTTTACAATATCAGCATATTCAATCTTTGTCTGTGGAGAACGACCCATTGGGTCATCAAAGAATTTGAAATATTCTGCTATGTGCTCATCAAGAAGTTCTGTGGCATTTGCATATTCTTTTGAAAGCAAATCAAAGTCTTTTGCAAGTGCTCGTTTTGCTGAAGATGTAAGATTTTGGCTTGCATCAATACTACGCAAAACGCGAGTCTTGTTATTTTGAATAGCATTTTTTATGCCACTTGAAAACTCAGATGTAATAGCCTTTGAACCCTGAGATAATATTGATACCAATGCTGGCTCAATAATTGAGTTCTTGCTAATATATGCTGGGCGAACTAGTTGTGTAAATGAGAACGCTCTGTTTCCAGCCTCATAAACAAAATCTGTCGCTCTAGCAACATTGCGCTGTCCACGCTTCCAAGCATTTTGTGCTCGCAAGATGTCGCGTTCAATTGTGCCAACATTAATTAATGGTGTTGCATTTCTTAATTGACGTTGAGTTAACTCGTCAGTTACGTATCTAACACCTGCTGCATCCATAGCATAAGCATCATTTGCTAAACCGTTGTGAAAACCGCGAAGCATACCCATAGACTCTTCAATTAGTCCATCAACATCTGTTTGTTTTACACCATAGGTTCTAGCAATATCTCGGATTAGTTTTTCATTTAGGCTGTCTATTACAAGACCACGAGCGCCGTCAGAACCAGCAGAAAGGTAGTCACTGATAATTTTAGTTCTGTATTCAGAAACTGGAATAGCCTCAGTTTGAGAAATCTTAATCATATTTGAACCATTAGTAAATAATTTAAGGTCATCAAGATGAGCGTTGATTTCTTCAACAGCATCCATTGGGCGAAGACCAGAATTTGTTACTACGCCACGAGGCATTTTGGTTGTAGCAAATCTAATCAATGAAGTAGCAACATCGCTTCTTCCGATTAGTTGTTGAGTCCAACCACCGACATTTGAAAAGTCACGAGTTGCGCTGGCTGTTTTAAGTTCTGATACACGACCACGAACTTTTGCGTATGTTCCACTACCAAGAATTGGCTCAAGTGGTTGATAAAGTTTACCAGCAGCACGAGGAACTGAATCAATATCTCCGACTTTAACACCACGAGCAGCAAGTGAAGGAGTTACCTCAAGGACTGTTCTATCCTGTAAAAAGGCATCATATATTTCTTGGTGCTTTGGATTCTTAGCAATAGCATCATCAAATGCTGCAGCAATTCTTTGACGTTGCTCGTATGTATGTGTGCGAAGTTTTCCAGTTGCAATAAAATCTGCTTGAAGTTCTGCTTTTGCTCCACTCATAACCCATAGGTCATCAGATAATTTAGCGTCAACAAGACGTGCAATTGCTGGAGCATATCCCTTGTCAGCAAGAATAAAATCACGAACCAACTCTGGACTTTCAGTATCACGAATAAGACCAGGAAGACGTGGGTTGTTTGAATGTGGCTTTAGTATAGTTACTATCTCATTTATATCTTTAGATGCAGCAAGGCGAGTTATATCGTTTCCGATAACTGTTTGTTTTCCAGCCAAATGCTCGTCTATTCTTGCTTCAAAATCTGTAATACTTTTTAATGTAGTAGATAATCCTGCTTTGCCTCCTACGGCTACAGCACCTTTTACGGCTCCAGCAGTTGCAGCAAATATTGCAGCATTACCAATAAGAGCATCTGTAATTCCAGACATATATCTGCCAGTTACATTTTCAGTAAAATTCTTTTGAACGTCTTTATTATCCCAAAGATTTACCCTGTCAATATCAACTCCACCATTTTCAAGTATAGCGTCTGATATTCCAGTAAGATGCCAAGGATTAAGATATGACTTAGTAAGTGCTACACCAAGAGAAACATCTTTTGTTCTTTCGTAAGCAGCCTGTAAATCTGAAAATTGAAAACCTTCACCATAAGTGCCAGCATCATATAACGGGCTAGATGGGTCAGTGACTAATGCTGCAGCAGCAATTGGACGCTTTACATAAGGACTAAATACTTTTTCTTCGGCTGCTTGTCCAAGCATAAGAAGCGGGTCATATTGTTTTACTCTTTTTGTAGTAAGACTCGTTGCAACATCTGTCATTGCTGCTTTAGCCTCGGATGTTAGTTGTGCTCCGCTAGTAGCAATAATTGGTTCAATTGCTTTGCCTGTTGCAAATTTAACTAGTCCCTGAGTTTTGGCAGCATTTGGATTTACAATATCAATTCCAGTAGCGGTTAAACCTTCGCCAATACCTGAAAATGTTTTGCCAACAAATTTTCCAATTCCTTTGGCTACACCACTAAGTTCGTCTGTGAAGTCGTTCCAAAATGACACTACTTCACCACGCTTCCTGGATTAAAATTAGATTCAGAACCACCCTGTGGGTCAATTCCAGTTAATGACTTAATGAAAGTATCTCTATCTTGGGCGGATTCCCATTTGACAGTTGACAGGCAAAAAGCAATGCCAAAGTTTTCCGCACCTAGAGAGTTTCCAAATTTATCTAAATGGTCAAAGAATGTATTCTCTTGCCATTGCATTAAAGCATCCCTTTTAGTTTATTCACAAGTCTTTTATATGAATCAGGTGCGCCATCTACACGAGCAGCATTGATTAAGTCAGGTAAATATTTTGCAATTAAATCAGCATTTTCCATTGGACGAAAATCTGGATTAATATTATTAGGCAAAGCCTCTGAACCACGTCCTGGACCAAAATCAACACCATCTGTTATAGGTAGACCTGATGGTTCAAGTTCATCCAATGATGGCATACCCATAAGTCTTGATGGAGTTCCAGTTGGTTGTCCCTGTGGTGCTGCTTGAATGTCTGGCATTGAAGGAGGCGTTACTTGTCCTTGCATATATGCTCCCCCTTTTTGGTCATTAATCTCTTTGTTTTTTGAATATCCAAAACCTGTGTAGTTTCTTCCACTTTGTCCATCGCCACCAGTGGCAGAAATATTCATAGGATTATTCTGTGATGCTTTCTCGCGGAAACCGCCGCTACCTTTACCACCCATTTGAACTCCTATTTAGAATATTGCGTTTCCATCTGGAATGGACCCGCTGAATAAATACTTAATTTAGTTGCAATCTCTACTGCTTGAAGTGGTTCGGCTCCCGCATACAATGCGCCTAGCGCAATTGGTGCTCCAGAACCTACTCCGTAAAATCCATCCCCACTTCGCATTACTGACAAATCTTCATCAACATCAAATAGTTGACCATTGACAGCAATTAAAAATTGAAATCTTGGACCTGAGTCTTTATCTTGTGCTTCATCAAAGTTATAACCATTATCTTTAAGACAAGAACGAAGAGAAGGCATAGCCTTCGTAATCATAAAATGGTAAATATCTTTTTTATCTTTTGGAGTTAATGTTGGCGGATTCCATAAATGCTGGGCTATATCGCAAGGTGCAACTTCGCCACTACCACCAATTATAAATGCTCCGCGCTTATTAAGTTTTGTCATATTTGGGTGGGACCATTGTCGCCCACTGTCATCACTTACTAGGCTATCTGCTACTAATACACAACTGTCTTCGTATTGCACGCCAATAATTGTAGTCATTGTCCCCTACTTTCTTATTGACGATTAATAGTTCTTACGCTTGCATTAGCGCCACCTGCGCTAGTTAGACTTGATAAAATGCTTTGAATATCTGGACGACCTTGTGGAGCCATCTCTTGTGGTGCAGGACCTGCGCCCTCTGGAGAAGGAGCGCCTCCTACTGGACCAGTGCTGGGAGCAGGGGACGGTTGCTCTACCATAGGTGCAGCAGTTCCAGCAGGAGGAACTTGTTGCTTCGGTGCAAAGGCTGCTCCTATAGCGTCTTCCAACGCTTGTCCCTTTTGGCGAGCCTTGATTACTTCAGCAATCTTTAGAACGATGTCGGAAACATCTTGACCTTGTGCAGCCATCGTAGGAATGGCTTGAGTCAATGCACTTACAGAGTTAAGAAGCGAGTCACGCATCTTTTCTGTTTCAATCTTCTCAAGTTCTTGGGTTACGTTAACTGTAAATGGAAGTTCACGCATTGCCATATCCTTGGAGATTAAACCGCCACCAAGTGCTTGAAGCATAAAGATAAGACCCTGGGCTGGATTTAGACCAGCGAGCATTCCATAACGGACATCTGCTGAGTAATCACCCTTGATGTCTTTAGCAGGTAGATAAGTTACCTCGTAAGGAGAACCAGAGTCAACGCCGCGAATAGTTTTTTCTGCTGGGAATAGTTTTTCATCTACCTCAAAGCAAATGTTAATTACATCGCGTAGTGCTGATGCAAAGATTGCTTGAGCAGATTTTACTTGGGTATCAAATGCACCCATAAGAGCCTGAACGCCTTGTCCTGTGACGATAGAGGCATTGACGTTACCTGTGCGAGATTCAGGATAACGAGCACCAACACGTAGTTCTTGATTAAGTAGTGTTGATTCATTAAGTGCTGCTGGAGAAATTGATAGTTCTACACGGCGAACACCCGCTGGGTTGTTTGTGCGGATAACCGCATCTCCACCTAGTTCAAATTCCTGAACATCTTGAGGAAGGACGATAGGTGCTTGGACAGACTTCTCTGCTGCTTCCATTGCAAGTAACGCGAAGCGATTGCGAAGAAGTTGAATGCCAAGAACATCATCAAATTGTCCACGTAGTTCATCATCAATAGATGGCTTACGGGCAACTACAACCATCATTTTACCAAGAGGATTCTTGGCACGTGATAACAACAGATTGTCCCTTGTTGGCACGTAGATGATTGATTGGTCTTTGTCGTAGTAGCGGACTACTTCAAGTTCAGAATTAATGCTTGAGGAATATTTATTCCCGTCAAGTAGTTGAGTTTCGTATTCTGGAAATTGAGCAATAAGTTCTGCTACGGACATTTTGTAAGACTTAACAAATGCTACACAGCGACCATAGCGGTCAAACTCAGGGTAAGCCCCTATAGGATTTTCTATGCGTATGCGTGGCAGTTTGCTATCTTCATCCAATTCAATTACGAATGGGATAAAACCATATGTTACATACCAGTCAGCACCTTGATACATATTGACCGATAGGTCTGAGTGCTGGAAGTAGTTAGATGCGATACGAGTGCGCTTGTCAGCAAAGTTGCGGGCGCGGTCATTAACTGAGTTAGCAGCCGAGCAGTTGATTGCTGGAAGCGGAGCCATTACTTCTGACAAGTCGCGTGCGACAATATCAATGAAGTTTGCTACTACGTTTGTATCAACACCATCTGGAAAAAAGTTTGGGTAGACTTCTGATATTTTACCTTGACGAACGGCTAGGACATCTTGGTTGCGTTGGTCGCGCTCGGCATTGCGCCCTCTGAGAGATTGAACTCTCATTACTACCTGTTGCATATCTAATGCCATTGCTGTCCTATCGGTTAAAGGAAAAAATTAGAAAGATGGGCGGTAAAGTTTATCTACAGTTTTTGATTTAGAAGTAACTCCACCAGCATTTCGCTGAAGGTCTACTTTTGGCGCGTATTTTCCGACATAAGTAACAGTTACTTCATCATTTGGAAACTTTGCTTTTACAGCATCGTATCCCATTTTAAGTCCTGTTTTAATATTATTTAGTTCACCGCGAGTAGGTTTTTTTGCCATTTGTTTCTCCTTAACTGTATTGTTGCGCCCATTGTTCGGCGTAAGCGTCATCTAGGTTTACTGTCATACGTTGGTTCATTTGTGCTCTTGTTGCCCAACGGTTTGAAGCGTATCCATTAATTTTTGTTCTCTGTTGCATAAGTTCTCGGCAACGAATAACCGCAAACCATAAAGCCATAACACAGTCTGTAGGGTTCTTAGTATCAGGTTTCCAAGTAATCAATTCTTGCACTAGCGTCTTAAGACCTTCAGAGCCTTCGTTGCTAGGTAGTTCAATTAAGTTGTTATCTTGGAAGCGACCATCTCTGGTATTCCCAAACAGCGCAGCCATAGATGCCACACCAAAACCAACATCCCATTTGTTCTTACCAGTGAAGTGTGAGTTCAATTGGCAACCGTGAGAGGCTAGATAATTTCTTAGTTCATCATCCAGGGCGTAAGCCTTCTGGTGAGCATTGATTTCAATTCGTATTTCTTGTGGCTTGTAGCGTTCAACCCAGTCTTCAATAAGACTTTGAATCTTGGCTGGAGAGGGGTCTGTCATATTGATGCAATCTAAAACATATATCTTGCCATCAGACTTGTTGTAACTTACTACTACTGCTCCCGTTGCCCCCGCCATAGCAGGGTCAAGTCCGATAACTGTGTAGAGTTGGTCTGAGTTCTTTGGATGTCCTGGTGTTCCTGCTTTGAGTGGTCCACGCTTTCGCATTCCATTGACGCTACCCGCAACGCAGGTTGGACTGAAGATGGAATCGGATTGAACATCTTCTTGTTGGTAGACCATAGCCCAGACTGACGGAGCAACCTCAGACCTTCGAGTAAAGAGCGCGGGTCCGTCCCACTTGGGATATAGCCCTTGCTCGTCAACTTCATCTATGTCGCCCTCTGGTCGGTCAGTCTTAGCCCAAAGAGTTTTCCAGTTAACTGGCTTCTCATCAAATTCTAAAACTGCTGGTTGTGCAAAGTAAGTAAATGGAGATTTGCCCCCAGTCCATTGGGAACCATCTCTAATCATTTTATAAAGGTCAATAGGTGCGACACGGGTTCCTACTACTAGTAGTTTTCCGTGCCGACCCAATCGCGTGATAACTTCCTTTTGAAGCCATTCAATTTGCTTCTCCCACTCGTGGGCATTTGAGTTCATCACAACGTCATCTAGGATAATCAAGTCAGCGCGAGCACCGTAGATTTGAGAACCAAATCCTAGGGCTTGGACCGTAGGGTCTTTTTCGCCTGAGTCGCGTCCCGTTCCTAGATAAATCATATCTGCAGACCATTGAGTTGCATCTTGCTTGTAACCGCCATTAGGACCAAACGCAGTTTGGAGTTTGATATAGGCGGGGTGGCTAAGTCGAGTCTTAATCGCACCAAGGAATTTTCTAGCCATACCTTGAGTCTTAGATACGATAATTACTCTAGCGTTAGGGTTGGTAACAATTTTATAAACCACATAGTTGGTGGTGATGACCGTAGACTTGGCGTGCTCTGGAGGCACATTGATTAGAACACGGTTCGCCGCACCTAACTCGTAAGTCATAGATGGATGAATCCAACGCGGCTCACGACCTTCGATTAGGTCATACCAGTCGAGATGGTGCTCAAACATCTTGGTGTCGAGGAACTGCTCACAGAAGTCGGGGTAGGAGATGTTCTTTAGGTCGCCTAGGTCGGCAATCATTCCCTTGCCCTTGAGGCGGGCTTTGTCGGCTCTCTCCTTGAAGTCAGGGTTAGCCATTGACCACTGTCGGAAGGTTACGTCATTTCGCCCGACAGATGCCATAGCAGCAATAATGGTGGAGCCTTGCTCCAATTGTAGGAGAACTTTCTCCTGGGCTTCGCCCTTTGGGATGTTTTGAATCCCTGGTTTTCTACCCATCAGTTGTCCCATCTTAGTCGCCCTCTGGGGCGGAATATCGGTGATATAACGCTATCCGTTAAACGGCATAGATAGGGCAAATAATATAATTAAAGATAAATATATACTATATAAGCGAGCGAGCCGAAGAGCGATGCTCGCTCTATTTATATATAAATATATATACATATAAGATAACCTGTTGGAAACAGGTAAACCGAACAATTTATATATAAATATATTATATATGGGGGCTATATATATAAAAGCCCTGGTCACAGGGCTATTTAGCAGATATAACAGGAATTTTTTGGGTGAGTATAGTAATAATATAGGCGACATATTTAACAATGCCAGGGTCAAAAGTTCCCTGACGGGCAACTAATGCCGACCCTAGACCTTTACCTTAGAGTTAGACATTTCTTTTGCCTATGTTTATTAACGATTTGATTATTAAATGTCGACATTTCAGAGCAACTAAAGAACTTAAACTCTTTTGATTCTTGGCTGACTATCTGCCTCGGCAATTCATCGGGGGGATTATCTTCAGATTGTTGAAACTTCAACTAATAGGCAAATAAGTAAATTGTCGACAAATCGACAGACACCCAAAGGGGAAGGTTCTCAGATAATTCCCAGGTAGAGTTCATCTGTTGTTCATCTTGATAAGCGTGTTAGATAGTTGACAAGCGGAAGCCCCACAAACGATAATTGCGCCAGAAGGTCAGAGAACAACCTCAGACCTCAAGACAGGAAGGCAACAAAATGAAAATCGAAAACCTAAACTCAAAGGCAGTTATCTACACCAACGAGGCAGGGCTTCAAGTAATCGCCCGCCCTTGCTCAGATTGCTCTAACCCTTTAGTGCCAGCCCTTCAATCACTCGACAGTTCACTTTGTAAGCGATGCTACGAAATCCTTTGGAAGACAGCCGCCAAAAAATCAAAGGTAGTCGGATGTTTGAATTGTGGATACAGAACCACAGACAGCCAAGAGATAGCAGATTGGACAGGTTGCCCCAACTGCTCCAAGAACTAGCAAGGAGCCTTGACCCGCTGGGGGTTCAAGTGGTTCAATTCCACTCAAGGCACGAGGCAAGGCAACCACGCCGAGCCCACAACGACAGGAGCAACAAATGCAATACAAAGATATGAACTACACACAGAAGCAAGAGTTCGAGAAGAGCCTAACAATCGGACAGCGTGCAAAAATGCGCCGATTGGAAAAAGAGTTCAAGGCACAGATTCAGCCAATCAACTGGGCAAGCCACGCAAGAGAAGAAGAAGTTCGCAGAGAGGCTTGGAAGAGCCTAAAAATCGGCGAGCGAGTCGATGCACTAGAAGCGGCACATTCTCCAAAGATTAACTCTTTGCGCGAGCAGATTGCAGCCTTACAGGAAGAACTAGACAAAACACGCGAAGAACTCTCAGAAGAGAGAAGCAAGATTCAGAGCGAACCTTGGCAGGTGGCTAGTAATGACCCAGAGGTCAAGGCGATGAATGCAATTTGGCGCAAGACTAAAGAAGTTCAAGAAATCAAGTTTCAGCAGTTGGTTGATAGTTTCGCCGAAAAGGTGAGCAACTAATAAAACCAGCCTCTCCCCGATTAGTCGGCACAGGTTCACGACCTAGAGAGGCACGAGAAGGGGCAACAATGCGCCTTCCAACTGATAGGAGAATAAAGAAATGACAAAGAAAGATTACGAACTAATCGCAGAGGTAATCCTGAACTCTCAAGGCTTAACGCGTGGCGGAGTAATGGACACACTAGCCAAGCGAATGGCAGAAGCGTTAGCGGACACTAACCCTCGTTTCAATCGTGAGATGTTCCTCAAGGCTTGCGGGGTGAACAACTAATGAACGCGAGCGAAAAAGCGAAAGCAGATTACAAATATCGCTCCGAGATTTTAACTAACCACTTGCGCCGAGATGTCTGGCAGACAATCGCAAGAGCGTTAGAACTTAGCGGAAGCATAGGTCTAGCCCAAGACATAAACGAATTCCTAGAGTCAAAGGAGAGCAACTAATGAAAATTACATACTCGCTCTGGCAAGGCTCTCGCCTGTTGTCTATCTATAACACAGCCACCAACATCAAGGAGATTGACGAAGTGGTAACCGAACTCAACGCAAGCAACCTAGCAAAAGTTCAGAAGTTCTCAGCGAATATTCAAGAGATAAAGGTGAGCAACTAATGAAACTATCAACGAAGATAACACTAGGCGCGGGGGCTGTTGCCCTCGCCCTATTCCTCGCCTCTCTTGTGATTTGGCTTATGGGTCTAGCCTTTAACGGGCTTTATTGGTTAAGCACAGAGGGCGGATGTATGAAATACACCTTTAGCGAAACGCAACAATTAGACACCTGCGATGTTTACAAGGGGAACAAATGAGCAACGACACATTGACCGCGAGCGCGTGGGCTTTCGCCCTTGTTCTTGTCCTCTTCGTTTCTTTAATAGACGGGGGCTTCATCTTCTAAGTGATAGAACTCACAGCCTCAAACCCTAGACAGAGGGCGCGTGTTCACGGCACGATTGAGGCACTAGGTAGGCGAGTGTCCTACCTTGCAAGACATCACGACAGGAGCAACAAAATGTGCGAAGAATACAACGGCTGGACAAACAGAGAAACCTGGGCGGCTAACTTATGGATTGACAACGAACGCGGATTATATGAAGCAGTTCAAGAAGAGGCGGAGCGCATAGCGAAGACGGGAATATCTTTCGCTTATGTAGAACTAGCGCACTACCTTGAGGAAACAATTGAAGAACTCTTAGATATGGAAGAGGTTCTTTCTGCTCCACCTGCTCAACGCAAGGAACTCATAAGTATGAGCAAGGACATCGGCTCTCTCTATCGGGTGAACTGGTCTGAGATTGCCAAGAATATTATGAACGAGATAGAGGTGAGCGCATAATGACAGCGGAAAAGTGGTTCATAGTAGAGGGAACAGACCCAGCGGGGCGAAAGTTCCGAGGGATTTATTCCGAAGAAGAAACCGCAGAACTTTTGCGGGATGAAACTAATCAACTGATAGGAGAAAAATAAGTGAGCGACTTACGGCAGATAGTTTTCGGAATTAACACGAATGTTTGGCACTTAGTTATTCAGTATGCGGTTTGGTTGTTGATTATCACAGCCGTTTATTATATCGTGTGGTGGCTGAGTGTAGTAATGAGCGACTATGTAAAGGCGGGTAAGGAAAGAGTCAGGAAATACGAGGAACGAGAAGCACGCAAACTACTAACGACAGGAGAAAAGTAATGAGTCCTTGTTGTAATGCTTATATAACTTTCTTTGAATCTACTTTGGTTTGTAAGAAATGTTATCAAGAACAAGATATAAAACTACTATTTAAGACAGGAGAAAGTAAATGAAAGTAAAAGACCTAATACAAATGCTGACGATAGACTTCTCACCAGACGAGGAACTAATGGTGCTGTGGTGGGACTCTGCCTACTCTGAACGATTGGCGGGAACGTGGGAGCGAGCAGTAAAAGTCTTTGATGATGGTGGTATATCTACCTTCACAATGGATGAGCAAATCTCTGAACTGTTATCGGAATCAGAAGAGCAAGTAAGGGCAGAGTTAGCGATTGATTCCTACCTTGAGCAAGAAGACGAGAAGGAGTTAACTAATGGATAAAGTTCAATCAGATTTTTATTGCGGAGATTGCGATAAAGATATGGAAGATGTATGGGCATTTGTTGGCGGAGGCATAGCCGTTTGGACTTGTCCTGAATGTAAGTATGAACACGAGGGAGCAACCCAACTTGGCTAAGTTTCAGATTACACACAGAATTGAGGGCATACGAGTAACGGAAGTTACCTTGCCACTTGGCACAGAACTGCCCGAAGATTGGGATACATACGGCAACTTAGATAAAGATGAGTGGCTCTTCGAGCATCAGATTTATTCTAAGGTTAGATACGAAGATGTAGATTTTGCGGAAGCAAATGCAGTAGAGAGGTTAAGTTAATGGCGATACCTAACTACCACAGAGAAGCACTATGCGGTAAAGATTATGACCCCGACTTGTGGTCTTATATGTGTTCAGTAGAGCGCGATAAGCAACGAGTTATGGTCTACAACATTACAGTTGCCAAGAAGATTTGCGATATGTGTCCTGTAAAAATGGAGTGTCTAAAGGAAGGGCTACAAGAAGAGAACCTTAAGACACATCAGGGTGAGGGCTTAATATGGGGCGGATTGCTAGTATCTGAGCGTGCTTTGATGCTTAGAATCTCACCTTATTCAAGGATTGTTAGAGATGAGAGCATACTACGCAGAGAAGTTCAGAAACAATCTGCTAAAATAGGTCAATGAGAAAACGTATATTAGTTACCACTATGATAGTGGTCTTACTTGCTGTGGGGTTTCCCCCCACTAAGCAGGTTGACATTGAGGTAAAGGTTAAACAGCACAAGGAAAAGCCTGAACCATTGCCAACGCAAGCAACTTGGGCTGAGAAGAAAGCCAACAAGAAGATGGCACTAGCCTTCGCTCAAGCAGGGTGGGGATGGAGCAAACAACAGCAGGTATGTTTGGTGAAATTGTTCACCCAAGAATCTCGCTTCGACCATCTGGCAGACAACCCAGAAAGCACAGCCTTTGGTATCGGTCAAGTCTTAAGTGAGAAGTCAAGGGACCCTGCTATACAGATACTCAGGGCATACAAATATATCGAGCATCGCTATCAAACACCTTGCAACGCTTACAACCATCACTTACGCAGAAACTGGTATTGATGTTTGACTTACAGGGAGAGCCGACCTTTGCCTGTATATGTGGTTGTCTTATGTTTGAGATTACTGTAATGTGGGATAGAGAAGATAGAACGATAGGCTGGTATGACTTGAAACAAAAGTGTAAAGAATGTGGAACGCTAACAACAGCACCCACCCCGATAGATGGAGAGATGTAATGCCAACATATGAATATAGATGTGGTGAATGTAACGCACTACAAGTATTAAGTCGCAACGTAGATAACAGAGATAATGAAGTGCTATGTCCTATGGATTCTAAGGTAATGGAAAGAGTATGGAACCCAACGCCTACCCACTTTAAGACAGGTGGCTTCTACTCTACGGGGAACTGATGACAAGAGAAGACATACTACAAATCCGTGAGGAATATATTTCAAGAAGTAAATCTCACATCGCTACAAACATAATTGAATTAGCCAAGAGATACAAGGTTAGTCAGAATACAATTAGGAAAATTGCCCTGCGCCAAGTCTATAAAGATGTAGATTAATCTTCTGTTGGTTCAGCAAAGTCATCATCACGATAGGGCTTGAAGCCACCAATCTTATTGATTAACTTTCTGATGGCACGCTTGTGCCGCATACGAGCAGTATCTTCTGATGTTAAACCAAGTTCGGTTGCTATATCTCCGAAGTCCATTGACTCTACATATCTAAAGAACAACAACTTGCGGTCAGGATTAGGTAGTTTCCAGTAAGCATAGTCAATCTCAATCATCATAGCCATAAGGTTTCCACCCTCAGCAGGGGCTGATTGTTTACCAGTATGACTGAG